CCATTATTGTCAAAGTCTCTATCTGGTTCTTCACGGAATAGAAAACTGTTATAGACACTGATCACTGATTGACAGTGATTCTCTAATGGTGTTGCTTTGAGTCTATTAGTGTATTCTGCGTCTGTTTCCATTTGATATCTTGTAAGATGTCCAGCACGACGATACTCGCTGCCGCCCATGTAACTTTCAAGATAGAATTTCCAAATAGGATAATAAGCATCATAGACTTTGTTGCCACTGATCACAGCGGCTATTTCTTGTTGTAGTGTTTCAATGGCGTTCATAAGTTAGTCCTTGATAGTTGATGTCCAAATCTCTGAGGTTGTTGTAGTGCGGGATCTCGATCTCTACGCATTGGGAATATGTAATCAATCATATAGCCCAACGCATCCATCATATGATCGTAGCCTGATTCTTTGTCAGGTTGACTTGTACCTTCTTTGTAACTATGTCTTTCTAAACCTTCTATTGTGTATTTACACTGGGGTTTAATAAACAAGCGTCTAATACCTGTAGAATCGCACAATCTTGAATTAACAGCATTGATACGATCTCTCACAGGCGTGTGTGTTCTTGGGGCTTTTACGACCCATCCTGCGTTTTGTAAGATTGTAATATCCGTGGCACCACCTGCTGAACTTTTACGTTGGTGTCCTGCTGGGTCAGGGTAGCACATAACCTTGCTCTTTGGATATCTCTGACGTATTTCTTCCACGATTTCTTGGGTATTAGAAGAATACAAACGTATTTCGTCGATGACACAGATAACATCTCCTCGCCTCACGGCAATAACCGCTGACATAGGATCTATGTTAAAGTCCATGCCTACTAAAATCATGTCGAGGTCTCCAGGTTCAAGAGCACCATCAATGACATTGGTAGCACGATCAAAAGCATAGTAGATCCTGCCAGCATAGGTTTCAAAGGTTGCCAAGTATTCTTGGCGAAATGTTCGTTCATCGAGATCGCGGCGTGCTGATTCTATTTCTTCAGGCTTAACATTGCCGCCATCTACAGTAGTGTATTGAAAACTCTGCCAATCTTCATTGGCTAACGAATTTTGATATAGTTCATAACTCCAATTACCGATGCCTTTGGGTGTACCAATAAAAAGAGCACGACCCTGCTTGTCAGAGAGAGTAGGGCGTAGAGTTTCATACCAAGCGTCAGGATCAATATCAGCAAACTCATCAAGCACAATAAAATCAAGCCCAACACCGCGTAGACTATCATAATTGTCAGCGCCTTTAAGAGCAATAGTACTCCCGTTAACCAGCCGTATGGTGAGTTCTGTTTCATTGTGTTTTTCAATCCAGTTCAATGACTGTAATTTTGCTTTTAATTTCTTCCAAACAATCTGTTTAGCCATCTTGTAAGAAGGTGCCACATACCATACATCTCTATTGGGCACACGACTGTGATAGCATAATTCTCTAATAGCCAAGTGTGTCTTACCAAAACGTCTACCAGCCACTACTACACGAAAACGTGAAGCAGAGTCTGTGATAGTTTGTTGTGCTAAACTTAATGGCATTAACTACCCCAACCCTTATAGATTGCCAATAAGATAATACCAACCATTAACAAACACACAGTGGGAAACCAAATCATTCGTCGTCTGTCCAAGGTAATGGCTTGCGATCGTCTGTGCTTTGAGGCTGATCCTGATAGCCCAAAATATTTTTCGCTAAAAATATCAGCACAGCGGCATTACCACTGTGTGCTGTGCGTAGCATTGCTCTACGCAGACTAATCTTAAGTTCTTCTCTGCCTTTTATAAGATTATCCGCAAAGTTATAGCGTAGAGTGTCTTCTTTGATGCCATAAAAGTTGGCAATGTCTCTGTCTGAACAGCCCAGTTCTGCTAATTCTTGAACTTTATCTGGTGGCACTACAGTCTTGTCACGACCCACAGGTAAACCCGTGATTGTACCTTCTACCAATTCTTTGGGTTTAGGTCCTGTCTTTAGGGGCTGTAATGTAGCCTCAGCCTCTACAATTTTTCCTATAGAGGTGGCAGCGTCTTGGTTATCTATGTCCATACATTATTTATTGGACATAGAAAAAAGCCCCTTATTATTGGGGCTTTACAGTTTATTTGATGTAAAAATATCTGTCAGGTTGTGAGTTTATTCTATATCTTACGGCAGTAGATGTTATTTTATAAAATTCTGCTGCTTCATTGACATTGGTAAAAATACCATCGGGTGTTTGAACAGATTTAGCACCAAGTTCTTGTTTAACATCTCCTAACCATTTAAATCCTAAAGGCTTTAACCCTTTGAATTTTACACCCTTTGCTTCAAGATGAGGTTTAAACCATTCTTTGACGTTTTGTCCTTTGATAAAATTTTTGATACTTCCAGTGGCAACTCCGTAGAAATCTGCGGCATCCTTTAATTTATTGAAAACGCCTGATGGTGTTTGAATCTGGCGACTACGTCCAGACTCTCTGCCTGTTAATGACTTACGCATTTTTTCAATAGATTCTTGTTTTGGTTTTCTTCCCAGTCTGGCTTCACTTATTTTTTTATTTCCATCTATAGGTTTAATTTGTCCTTTTAACTTTTCAGATAATTTTTTCTTACTTTCTTTACTTTGTTTTTTACCTAACATACCACGAGGATTTACATAATCAGGACTGTTTACGTGTTCTTGACAACCTTTTTTATGTGCTTGTTGCCATTGCTGAGATTTTACTTTGTCTTTTTGAAAATTAGGATTGGCTTGATAAAAATCTTTTATAGATTCAGACAGTTTTTTTACATATTCAGGATCTTGAAGTCTTTGATTATTCTTTTCATACCAACCGGATTGATTTCTTTTAGCAATGGCTGTTTGACGTATCATTGCGGTATTATCAGGTAGTTCAACTCCGTCAAATACTTGATCTAACAATTTAGGATTAATTTTAGACATGTTAAACTTTTCTTAAGAACGTAGTGGACCAAATTTCTTCTGCGTTAGCAGGATCATTAATCATATATTCAGCCATTTCTTCCACAGTTCTATAACTGGTGTTACGCATTGTTTCCCATTTAGTCCACATCCAATCAGCCAGTTGAGTCTTTTGTTCATCAGTTAAGTGATAATTCGAAAATGGTTGACTTTTAGTAAGAACATGCGCTAACCATCCCCAAGATACTTTCCATTCAAAATCTAATCTTTTGTATTTTACACGATCCACAATGGCTTCTACAGCACCATAGACTTTGGGACCAAACTGTTTTTTATCTTCACAGTTACGATTACAAATAATATAAAATCTAACTTGATCCATGGGGATTTGTATGCCTACACTACCTGGCACAGTGAATGCGTCAATGGCTTCTACTAAATCTCTGCGTCCAGATTTTTCATATTGATTACGCTGAGTTGTAAAGTTAATTTCCTGTGCGTAGAAAGGATCATCTTTAGCCATGGCAAATTTAAATTTGTTAGCAGTTTGATAATCACGAAATACCACATCATCAGCATCATCTAACAGAACAACAAGTTCATCTGAAGGACCAAGTTTGTTAACTGAATAGGCTAATTTAAGCGCCATTGCGCTGTCACTGGCTCCTGCGCCAAATTGAATATAATTTACATTAGCCTGCTGAATTTCATCCATTGTAGAATAACTTTTACCAATACCTGGAGGTCCACTGATAATAGTATGTCGCTTACTTTGAACTTTGCTGGGTGTAATGCCCAACATTGTGCGAATATGATTACGCAACATCAGGTCCTGATTTGCGCCTTCAGACATGTAATTTTTTTGGGTAGTTGTAAATGCCATTTTACACCTGTCAGTGTGTTGTTGATAAGCAGTTAGTATAACTGACAAACCAAATTGGGTCAATCTTTTTGGTTATTCTTAATTGTGTCAAGTTCTCGTTGTAATCGTTGTAATTCTTTGCGAGTACGCATCAACAAGTCTACCAGATTGTTGTGCTGTTGTAGCAGTTCACTCAGCAGTTTGTCTAAATGATTGTGACTGCGAGCCAACTCCTGTGTGTTGTTAAATGAAGTTTGACTCAGTCTCTGACATTGTACCAATGCGTCTAACGGATCAAAGTCATGAAATTTGCTCATATTAGAATCCTATTTGAAAGCGGATCTGATGACACCCTTCAAATGCCTGACCCATAACATTAGATATGTTTTGTATAGAATCCATTTGCTTGTTGCTGAGATCTCGCTGTGAACCAAATACCAAATTGTTCACCGTGCCGCCAACAAAACTTTGTGGGCTGTTAGGACCATGTTGTCCTCGAGGTAGTGTCTGTGTTCTTTTAGTCCACCAATGTTTGACAAAATATTCTGCGTCTTCATCTCTACGTTGTTGAATTTCTGATCCATGTGCTAACCAGCGGATTAATTCTGTTTGTAGCCATGCCATGTCTTCTGGATCAATTTCTCTATACTCAGTTTTTGCCTGAGTAGTTTTAGGCATGTATTTGATTGTTTTAAATTCGTTTGCCATTTTGTAGTCTTCCTTCGCCAAGTTTTCTTTTAGGTTTTCCTGATTGTAGTTGACAGTTTCTTTTTAGATGTGTTCTACGCAGTTCTATATAACAGTTGTCCTTGTTCCATGGCTGACTGCTGTCTCGGCGTGTCATTAGTAAGTCATCACTGCCCCTACCGCGCTGATACCATGAACCGTCTTGATTCCATAAGAACTCATACTGTTCAAAAGTCAATTCCCAACTTTCCTTGCGGAAATTAGCCTGTGCCTTGGCTTTGAGCCAACAAATATATTGTTCGTGACGTAAAGGATCAGGGCCGGAAATCCAAACATGAGGACGTGGTCCTAACCTTTTGCCTTTGTTTTTATAAGTTGCGGGCCTTGGCTTGTAGGGCACTTTGCGTTCAGGATAATTTTCTCTTGCTGCCATATGTATTATTTATTGTAATTGGCAAAATAGTGTTATTTACGGATATATCCTATAGGCTCACCTCGGGTAGAATAAATCACAGTTCTACCTGAACTGGCTCCACACCATGAAGGTGCTTGATAGCCTGGAGCACGACCCAGTTCTGCTCTTGTTTGACAGGGATCATTTCTATCATACATTGAGGCTATCGTCGAGCAGGCTGACATCATCAGCGACATCATCACTATCACTATCACTTTCATAAACTGTGATTCCTTTTTGATTTTTAGTAGTTTTAATACCCATAGCAGCCAATTGATTAGCCATCATTTGTTCATCTGTAAATCTATCGGACATGCCTTCTGGAGTGACATCCAATATTGTCATTGTGGGATTCATTAACAGTAAATTCTTAACCTGCGAGAGAGCCACAAAGTCATGCCATTGTATGTCTGAACTTACTGGCAATTGAAGAGTGTGCTCACTCATAATGCCTTCACTGTTTATCAATGTTATAATATATTTCATAGTGTTAGTATAAATGCTTTTGACATGAAAGTCAATTACTTTGGTTGGTATGCCAAAAGCCAAAATGTTACTCGTTCATCTGGGCCTTGTATTTTTATGCCTACTTGTACCATTTGGCTGTTAAAGTCGTAGGCTCCCGTTAATAAAGTCAATGAGCAATCAAGTTCTATTGCTCGTTGAACAGCACTTTCACCTATGAGGTGTTTTATCATTTCGTCTTTTTGATTGTCAAATGTACTGAGTAAATCAAAAGGCAAATATCGAGCATAAAAGATGTGTGTCATTTTTGTTTCTCCTTAAAGGACTAACCAGTTAGTCCTAATCACTGCGTTCTGTTTTCACTTCACTGCGTTCTGTTCAAACTTCACTTGTGATTTGTTTTTCTTTCAAACTTATCTTATAAGAATTATTAAGAACTTTCTGTAGATTGTTTAGTCAGACGGAACCTCTTTTATGGTTCCGTCCTCTTTCTGTGAGTTA